CCTCCGTCAAAGTAAGTATATCACCAAACGGGATGATGGTCGATAGGTCTTTGCCGAGAGAAGTCTTTGTACCGGTCGAGATTCGCAGTTCACTGGCAATTGAGTCGATGACCTCAACTGTACCGGAAATATCCTCGTAGTAGCCGCCGATAAAGTACCGGACAGAAACTGGCTGGCCTTTCCTGAGACGACAGAGTGTGTCGGACAGCTTGGCCTTTTCTTCTTCCGACAGTTCGATACGCTGGACTTTCAGGTGGTCTTTGCCCTCAGAAGCAATCTCATCTTCGTAACCTCGTAAGGCAGCGAAAGGAGAGAAAATCTTGGCTCGGTTCTGGATGGTCATTCGTGGTTTGATGGGTGCCGGCCGGGAGAGGGGAAGCAGGTCGGCATATTTACTTTGGACAACTCTGCCTTCCGGTGTATTCTTGTAGTTTGTCATAGTCTATTCCACCCTTATGTGGCAACTCAACAAAGTCTTCTAGTATTTGACCGTTTTCTAAATAGCAATCAGCTTGTTCGGAAAGTAGAACTTGAAACGATGAAACAGGGTTAAAGAATAAAATGATATGTGCAACAAGTTGATTATGCAACGTAGACGTTATTGAAATCCAATGTGCGCCAATAAGTGGCGTTCGACTTAATCCTTGCATTAAGTAGTCGGGAACATAACTAGCTTCGGGTGGCCTTTCACAAGTGTCCTGCATTTTACCGGAAATAGCGCAATTAAGTCGATTGCGAATTTTCAATGCGGTTGGATCGTCCCAATAGGCGTCACCGAATTTTAATAGAGCGTATTCATATCCGATTTTTAGAGCTTCCAAGAGAAAACGATTGATATCTAGCGTAATATCGTAACGAATCTCTGGTTGAAGTTCCTGAAAGAGTGACTCATCTATCTTGGAAATATAGTTCTGAATTTGTTCCGGTGTAGCATGAAGCCTTTTTAGTTTCTTAGAGGCCATAGTGCGAGCTTCCTCGACCGAGTTGGCGTGAATAGTTATTTTATTGCCGTCTTGTATAATGGAAGGAACTACAGACGGCACAAAATTCTCATCCACCCGAATTCGCTGCCCGTCTTCAGTCACACCCTCCTGAAAAGCATTTGGAATAACGCCATTTTGACTACGCAGCTGGAAAAATTGCCGCGAGGACTTTATAAAATGATGATTGACAAAGTAATTATCAACATAGGTTCCGAGATTGCTGTTGCACTGTTTACAGACATTCCTTAGAATTAAAGTGGAATTTCCAAGACATTCTGGAATGATGTGTTCAACCGTCCATTGGTTTCTGCCATCGAATTCGTTATCAGTTCGACCACAGAAAATACAACGTCTCATTCGAAATCCTCCTTACTCTGCCTTGTGTCCACCAATAGTCTTGTTTCTTTCCCTCATTGTTGCACCATCCAGATAGTTCGTGCCTTTCAGTACGGCGTTCTTGCCGAACTTCTTCTTGATGCCCAGCATCACATCCTGTAATTTCTTCTCTTTTTCCAGCTTGCTTGTGTCCGTGAATAAATCAACTTGGAAGATACCTTCGTCTTTGACCACACGGTTGGCTGTGATGGTAATCCGTCGCACGGTCAGAGTCTTATCGGTTATCTGGTCGAACAGAGTAGCCGCAGCCTTGATGAGCTGACTGCCGAGGTTGGTCGGATTGTCCAGTCTTACACTACCGTGAGCGCCTTTCGGAACGGTGCGGCCGTAGTGGTCGATGTGTACTGGGCCGTGGTAGGTTCCGTTATCACAGTTCTCTCGGTCATAGCCGACATCTAGTGTGAGAGAGTCTGTGACAAGACCTTTATCCGTGAGTTGGAGGACAAGACTATCCGCCATTTCCTGTACGATGATCCGTGCCTTACTATATTCATATGGGCAGGAGAGCACCTGACCCTCACTGATGCTATTCGTGCTAGGCTTGTATGCTTTGATCTCTTTCATGCCGCAGAGCTCCAGACCCCAAGCGTGGTCGATAAGGAGTTCAGTATCGACACCGAACTCCTTATATAAGATGTCCTGGTAGTTCAGGCTGTATCGTGCAAGTTCACCCATCGTGCGGATGCCGTGTTTCTCCAGCTTCTTTGCTGTTCCGGGACCGGTCATCCAGAAGTCGGTGAGTGGTTTGTGATCCCAGAGCAAGTAGCGGAAAGAATCTTCATCCAGTTCAGCAATACGCACACCATCTGCATCGGGAGCGGCGTGCTTGGCAGTGATATCCATCGCCAGCTTTGCTAGATACAAGTTGGTGCCAATCCCGCCAGTGGCTGTGATTCCGGTCGTATACAGCACTTCCCGGATCATCGTTTTTACAAGGTCGTGTGCTGACATGTGATAGTGGGACAGGTAAGATGTAAGATCGAAAAATCACTCATCAATAGAGTAAACCACAATATCTTCCGGGGCAATGTATTTTAGATAGATGCCGTAGATCTGGCGAGATACCTTTTCATAGTGCGCCATCCGAGGAGGCGCGATAAGATAATCGACTGCAATGGACGAGTCAGAGGAGAGAGTGGTGGAGTCATAGGAAGAAGATGCAAAGGTGGGGATGCCATCCTTATACACGGCTTTCCTTAATCGTACTGCCTCTCTCAACCGTTGTGCGTTGACCTCCTTGACCTTCTGCACGACCTCGAACAGCCGAGCGCGACCGGGGATGCCGGATGCTTTGAGGGAAGGGGACACAGCCAGACAGATGGTCTTCTCTGTACGGCTTGCATCAGCTACGACCAGATTCGTGGTGAGAGGGTCGAGGTGACGGGCGCAGCATTCCGCACTCGCGTAATAGCTTTTAAGATCTATGCAAGAAAATGAGCGGTGTTGCGACACTTTGCAAACCTCCCATCTGTGATTCTTACTTTATTTTTTGTCAATTTCCTCTTGCAGCACCTCGCTGCATAGGCCAACACACTCATTGCAGATACAGACATCATCCGAAGCAACAATCATCTTCTCAACTTCATTACTGGACTTGCCGCAGAAGCTGCATTTGATTTCTTCAGCTTCAGTGTAAGGCTCGATTCGCTGCTTGCTCAGTTCCCAGTTTACCTGCCTATCGGCAAAGTTGAGTGATGCTATAGCCTTATGAATCCGAACCAGATTCTTGAGGTACTTTCCGACACGGTTCTGTTCGATTTCCGGTAGGCTGTTGTAGTCGGAAAGTAGGGCGTCAGTTGTTTTATACACTGGTGTCATCGTACTGATTCTCCAACTCGATAGTGGCAATAATCTGAATTTTAATATCCCGAAGTTTCTTGATGTGCCTTCCGAGTTCTAACAGGAAGTTTTCATCAACTTCCCAGAAGCGTTCCTTTTGTACTTGGTACTTTAATAATTTATGTAACTCCCGCATAGCAGGCTGAAATTCTTCAAATTCAATATCAGAAATCCTTGTCGGGTCCATCGAAGCATCCGGAACATCTGGAATTTCAAAACCATCGATGGTATCAGGTATAAGCTCTCCGGCTTCAGCCGCTTTTTCGAACAGGACAATTACATCGCGCATGAGAAGGTTGGCAAAATAATGAGTGAGAGCATATTCGTCTACCAAATCATCAGGAGAAAATGCCGCATCAAGCATTGAATCGAGATAAAGTATAATGGGAAGATAGGCGCTAGAACGCCATTCAATTGGCTGAGAAGTGTCGAATTGCTGTGCATCATATTCTCCGGAAACATACTGTGAGATTGCCTCAGCAATAAATTCCTGCCAGAACCAGTACCC